TAGCAAAATACTCTCCGTTAAAGTTGGTACCCCACCGAGAGGCGCTCTTGCTATCTGCTTGTAGCTCGACCTGCGGAAAGATGTCATGGTATAGGTCGCTCCCTACAAGGTTACGGACACGTCGGCCGAAATTTACTGCAAGATCAGCAGTATGCGAGGCCATGATCACTTTCTTCTGAGGATACTTGCCAAGGAACCACGCCGGGGCAAGGTAGGAGATCATCTCGCTCTTGCCATGACGCGGTGCGATGTTAACGATGACCCGTTTTTTAGCCCCAGAGGCAATTTCTTCAAAAATTCTGGCTAATTTCCGATGGTGTGGCCCCACCATATAGCCCGGATAAACGTGCTTAATGAAGCTCAAAAAGTCGTCTTTTGCCTTCGTTTTGGTCGTTTCTTTGTAGTATTTGACCAATAAATCGGCAGTTTTACGCTTCTGGGCGTCTGGCATAGACGGAAGCGCAGCACGGAGCTTGGCAAGGTTCTCAGGCGTCAGTTTGAGGGCTGTACTCAACCTGCGGCTCCTCCATAACGGTGTATTCGATGTTATCAAGCACCGTGAGCAGTTCGCGTTCTACTTCTTCAATCGGCAGCACTTTAAGAGTGGTTTCACTGCGCTTTTTGAAGGCATCTACACCATCTACTTCGCCCAAACTACGGAGTGCAGTAAGTCTGTCCTTGGTCGTTTGGGCATGTTCTACCTCATAGACCAGCTTGTTGATGACGTACATCTTCAATTCAGCAAGGTCATCGACCAACATGCAGTTTGACTGCTGAACCATCCCAGCCAGATAGGCCATCACTTCGTTCGGGTAACGGGCGTACTCAGGCCGTAGCTTGGGGTTGGCAGTCATTTCTTTAGCCAACTCAATTGCTTGGGCTTGATGTTCGGCAGAGGGAGAGATGGGAGTGCCGGTTAGATCGGCCAACAATTTCATCGTGTTGACCCGCATCTCAAGTTCTTCATGCGGAGTCAGGTCGGGCATGGCTTCCGTGGCTTTTTTGGGCAACGGAATGTCTTCATCTATGTCAGGCATGTACGACATGCAATGCCTTGCAAGGGTTTGGATTTATACAATATATACGATTTCTATTGGTATGGAACCATTTTAGTGACGGGGGGGTGTTTTTATATACAGGGGGGTGGGGGTCTATTTGGGAAATGATGGGGTGATTTGTGCGTTTCCAAGTGTAAGCGCACTTCGTAGGTACCTTATCACTTCGTGGGGGGCACCTACCCGGTGGCTTCGATATACCGATTGCCGCGCCTAACAGGTAGCTTCGACAATCAATATTAGCAGCGTTAGCCAGCCCTTCGATAAAAAACTAAGCCAGCCCAAGCCAGCCTATCATCTAGACAACTAAGCCAGCTTTGAATTTTATATGGCGAGACCGTGAAAGACTCGCTGCGCTCGGGTCTCGCTTTCGCCGTCCCGGCGAGGAAAAGAATAAATGTGCTTCGCGGGTTTATGTCGTGTCCTGCGTCCGCAGGACGACGACGTTTACCGCTGCCGCGTAGCTTCGATTAAACAAAACATCGCCCAACTCGATCAACATTAATTGACATGGTGGCATTGGTTTGGCATCAAAAGAAAGCGGAAAAGCGCAGGGTGCTGTCCTTTCGGACAGCACCCTGTGCAGCTACTTACGTCTGATAGCGAGAAGCCCGAAGGCTAAAACGATCATCAGCAGTAGGATTGGAAGTTGACTCACTTCTGAGCACCTAACCCAAGCACCATCGCCAACTGAGCTACGGCCTTCTTGAAGGAAGTTTCGTCCTTAACGGGGAACTCTTCGGTCTTGAGAGTGTCTCGCAAGTTAGAGACTTTCTTCATCAGGTCATTAAATTTGGCACCAAAGTCTTGTGCTTTGGTAACGCCTGACCGAGGCTTCTTGGGCTTCAGTCGGCTGAACGTCTGACGCTCTGCACCGAGCATCAGAGTCCGAACAGGCTCGACGCAAGACTCAAAGATGGTCTTGTCGTCGTGCCTGAATTTGGCGCGAGGGTCAGCAATCGCTCCAGTCACCGTGAAGCAGGGGAATTTAACCGGGTCGATCTCGACCTTCCCCGACTGCTGCCTCCAAACTAGCTCGCCAGCGTCGTCTGGAGTTTTGTAGTACGAGATGGTGTATTCCGGGCGACCTACAAGACGGTTCAAGGTCAAGTCCCGGCAGAACTTCCGAAACTCCTTGAACGTGTCGCAAGTCTCATCGACCCAACCATCCTTACCCTTCGGCAGCAGGTTGTAGAAGGTCTTGAACTGCTGCTGGATCGGACGCAACGCTTTGATATTGTCCGCTGTCAGATCAGTAGCTGCTGAGACCGTTTTCGTTAGAGCGTAAATCTGCTCGTCGCTAAAAGTATTCTGCATAGTCTCGCTGAGAATCGACATATAGCCTCCAAATAAGCGAAGCGAAATTGCCCCGCTCATCAACTATACACGTTTACACGATTGAATAGTTAAAACTTTTTTACCGTTCGGAAAAAAAATTTTTTGCTTCGCAAAAAATTTTTAAGTAAGAAAGATCAGGCCAGGTCTGACGAACTGGCCTTCACAAGAAAGATTCGGCTAGGTCTGGCGACCTAGCCTTCATAAGGAAATGTGCTACGCGATTGTTATGTTCGTGCAGGAAGCGCTCGGCAAGCTCGCGCCATAAAGATGCACTCACAAGACCAAGAACAAAAGGAGTTCGCAAAGCCTCACGACTGCATCCGGAGGCGAGAGGGCTTCGCCCCCTCGCGCTCCCCCGCGTCTTCGCTGCGCTCAGCCGCGTTCCCTCGCTCGCAAAGCCTCGCTCGGGAACTGGCTTCGGGCGGGTGCGAGCATCGTAGCGTTACGCGCGTAACGCTGAATTGTTTGCGTGGAGTCCCTGTGGGCACCGTGCATCGCGCAACATCGTTTAAACTGGCCGATTCTGAAGAACCCACGTCATATCGCGCGAGTTTAAATGGTGTTGGGTGTGGGCATCGTTACGCCCCGTAACGTCATTTAAACTGACAGATTCTGATAACCCCTCATCATATTTTGTTAGTTTAAACCATGTTGGGTATCGGCACGAAAACGGCTCTAAACAAGTGCGTTACGACGTGTAACGCGGTTTTGTTCCAATTTGTTCCAGCCAAGTTCCATTTGTTCCAAGAAATTTTTGCGCTTGGAACAGGATTTTCTTAATAGAATCATATGGTTAAGTCATTTGTTCCATTGTTCCAAGTGGAATTACAAGAATACCCCCCCTACGGAGTAAAAACGGGGAGAGGGAAAAGGGGACGGCAGGGGTCAGGTAAGCAAAAGTGGTCTGGGGAAACCGACCCTCTATTTTCTAAAAAAGTGGAACATTGGAACAAATCCGTATAACTCTCCTATATATATATATATTATTTAAAAAATAATAATAATAACTCCTTAAAAATCAATGCTTCCCTCCCAAATTGGACGTATTTTTAACGTCCACATTTAGTGACGTACCCGTGTTCCAAAACCCATTTTTTTCTTGGAACAAGCTGGAACACGTGGAACAAAACTGGAACTGACCCCTAATCAAGTGCTGGATTCATATGTAAAGATATGCTATAATATCTCTTAGATGAGGGAAGATGTAGGTTGAATGGTTTATATGGTTCGACACAATTTAGCGTTACAGCCCGTAACGCCACAACTCGGAGGTTCTATGGACTACAAGGCCAGATGCGAAGCGTTCTACAAAGCCATGCAGATGGAGAGCAACACTCTGCAATCGCCCACAATCGTATACCGCACTCAGCGTGACGACCGTCACACGATGGACTACGCCAAGCCCAAGCGGCACTACGTGCGCCCCAAGGTGCATCGTGAGATGCGCCTTTCGTTGATGACGTTAACCGACCCGGACAACAACTGATGACCACCACCTGCCGATACTGCGGGGATCATATTTCTCTCGGTAGGCTCGACTTGGGCTATACAACGTGTATGCCATGTGGCGAGCGTGACGCTGTGTCACTCCGCCACACCATCGTGCCGATGCACAAGTCGAACTATGTGGTGGTGACTGATCTGAGTTTACTTGCACAACTGACACGCCCCGGACGGGGCTTAGGAGGCTGACATGACTTACGAGAGTTTGACTGACCGGCAATTTGAGAACTACCTACGCCTGTGCGGATACCTGTGCGACGGCTACGTGCCGCATGAGATGTCTCAGCGACGTGACGCGCTGCTCAAGGCATGGGGCGACGATCCTGACGCGCTGTTCATTACACGGTTCAAGCCGTTGATGGACATTGACGTGGCACGCAACTACGTCTTGGAGGTGTGACATGGGCTATTACAAATCGCAAATCGTTGAACAGATTGATTTTCTAGACACGTACACAGTTGTCCGAAGATCAAAAGAAACTATTCTTATTGATCGTATCTATCAGGCTGTGACGAGCGTCACAGAAGACTATGACGATCTGATGTGCACACTCAGCCACGTGACTGACTTGTGCGAGGACTATTTCCGCGCCGAGGACGATCCCGATCCGTATGCAGATAGCGAATGGACTGGCGCTCGTTGATGGATACATATGTAAAGGTATGCTATAATATACTCTCAAGTGGGAAATCAACTGGAGGAAACAACAATGATTGATCTGAATAAACCCGAAGTCATCACGTCCTTGGCAACGTCAGGGATACTTGTGCACATCGAAGTCAAAAGCTGGTCTGCCACGAAACAAGACGAAGAGATCTCCGATGAGGTCAACATTGCCAAGAAGGCAGACCGCAACGCGGGTCGGTTCGTCAAGAATCTTTTGGCTGACGTGAAGGAGCATAAGGATTGTTTGCGTGACCGGGCGGCTTGGTACAACTGGATCCAGCGCGAGACATTCCCGTGGGCTGGTGCGTGGCGGTATCTGCCGAACCCTCGCATACCGCAGTTCATGCGTGACTACGCGTCACGCAAACAACACACGGAGAAGCTGGTGGACGACCTGATCGCGGCGCTGCCCACAGCCATATCTAACATGGCGTTTACGTTGGGTGACGCGTTCAAGCGCGAGGACTATCCGACGGACGAAGAGGTGCGGAGCAAGTATGGCGTGACGTTGTTCACGAACGAAGTACCGGTGGGTGACTTCCGTAACAAGCTGGCTAATGATCTTGCAGATGATCTTCAGAAGCACTACACACAGCAAGCTCAACGGTGGGCGCAGGACATCGCCAACAAACAAGTAGAACAGCTTGTCGATCTCATGCAGCGCATATCCAAGTGTTGCGAAGTCGAGACGGTGATCGACCCAGAGAAGGGCGTGAAGGTGGTGCGGCGCAAGCTGTATGACTCGACTATCGAACGTGCGTTGGAGTTGTGCGATACGTTCAAGGACTTCAACATCATGAACGACGGCAAGCTGGAGGCTGCGCGGGCATCACTACAGAGTGTGTTGCGTGGCGTAAACATTGAAGCGTTGAAGCAGTCAGACTCAATGCGAACCCAAGTCAAGACAGAAGTCGATGACATCCTGTCTAAGTTTGGAATGGTTTGATTAACAACTAGGAGGTTCTATGTCTCAGATAAATACTTACCCGATGATCTCGCTGACCGAGGCGAGCGCTGCCGTGATGCTCTACGGTGTTGACATCACCCCGACATTTATATCCGAGCCGGGAGTCGGCAAGACGACTGTGCTCAGACAGACTGCCATCAACAACGGAGACAAGTGGCGTCGTCCCGGCGACTACTTCCCTGATGACAAGTATGTCTACGTTTACTTTGACTGTTCATCGCGTGACTTGCCCGACGTGATGATGGGCGTGCCTGTTCATGAACACAAGACCATTGAAGGCTATGTCAATGAAGTGTTCAAGATCAACGACCCGCGACCGAAGGTCATCATGCTCGACGAGATCCGCAAGGCTCCGAAGATCTTGCAGTTGATCTTCTCGCGGTTGAAGCTGGAGCGTTACGTCGGTGACAACCGTTTGCCTGATGGGTCGGTTGTGTTCTGTACGAGTAACAATGCGTCGGATGGTGTGGGCGACAACACGCAAGCGCATGACGTGAATCGTGAGCAGTACTACAAGGTGATGAAGCCGAACCACAAGCAGTGCGCGGTGTGGGGTGGCAACAATGGCGTTGACCCTCTGCTGATCGGTTGGGCGATCATGAACCCGAAGGCGTTCGCATCGTATATGACTTGCACGACTGAGGAACTAAATACCAATCCGTATATATTCAACCCGAACAAACCCGTGCAGCCGTTCCTGTCTCCACGGTCATGGGCGAAGTGCACGTCGGCTGTACGTAACCGACACATCGCTGGTGAGAATCTTACGCGAGCGGCGCTGTGCGGTACGGTCGGTCAGGCTGCGGGTGATTCGATCATGTCGTATCTGTCGCTGAGTGCTGACCTACACAAGTTCGATGACATCATCGCAGACCCAGATAACTTATCCATGCCTGAGAAGACAGCAGCCATCGTGCAGATCGTTGTCAATGGTGTTAACAGCATAGAGACGCAAGATCAACTCAGCAGGTTCATCCGTTACATCAAGCGGTGCAGACACGCTGAACTACAGTCACTGTTCTTCACGATGGTAGCGAAGAACGACAAGACTAAGATGCTTGCCAATGGCAACCCAGACGTACAGTCATGGATGGTGAGCAACAAGAACTACGAGCTATTAATCTAAGGAGGTTCACATGAGCGCAGTGTTTGATCTAATGGAGGACACCGAGACTCTGGAGCGAAGGCTGACCAAGGCACACATTGTCTTGATCACCAATCCAGAGACAAGGTTCTTTGCGAGTACCGTGTTGTTGGGTGAGTCTAAGATCGTAGACGATCATCCCACGGCATACACCAATGGGCGTGACAAGTATTACGGTCGTAAGTTCATGTCCACGCTGACTCAACCACAAATGATTGGTGTGGTGTTGCACGAGAACCTGCATGTGCTGCTGAAGCACATCATGCGTCACGAAGACTTGTTTGAAGAAGATGCACAGCTTGCCAACGCGGCGATGGACTACGTGGTCAATGCGATCATCACCAAGGTCAAGGGCTATGGTGACTGGATCGACTTGCCCAAAGATCCGAAGCCGTTGTTCGATCCCAAGTTCCATGACTGGGCGGTGCGTGATGTATATAACTTCTTGAAGAAAGGACGGAACAATCCGAAGCCGCCACCGCCGCCGAGTAATCCTACAGACGGCAAGAGTCAGGACAATGGTCTGCCTACTGAACCTAGTCAAGGTACTCCAGATGAACAAGTGAGTGACGAGGGTAACGAAGGTAATCAACCCGGCTCTGTAGAAGTAGACGGTGATGAGTACGATGTAACATCAATGGATGAACATGATGTTGACCACGCTGCTGACATGACCAAGGAACAGATAGAAGATCTTACCAAGGAGATTGACGAGGCGATCCATCAAGCCACGACACTGGCGGGTGCGCTTGGTATGGACTTGCCACGAGCGATCCAGCAAGCGGTTGAACCAGAGACAGATTGGCGTGAAGAACTAATGGAGTTCTTTACATCATCCATGCGAGGCAACGAAGAGAGTTCGTGGCGTAGATACGACATGCGTCGTCTGTCTATTGGAGACTATTTGCCGTCGAAGCACAACGAGACGTTGACGGAACTGGTATTGGCGATTGACGCAAGCGGGTCGATGCACGGCAAACTATTTGATATCGCGTGTGCTGCCGTGGTCAATGCGTGCATCACGTTGAAGCCGGACAAGGTTCGCGTGTTGTTCTGGGATACAACAGTCTGTGCGGAACAGATCTTTGAAGGTGACTATGAGTCAATGAAAGATATGCTCAAGCCACGTGGTGGCGGGGGTACTCGCGCAGCGTGTGTGCCTGAGTATCTTGTGAGTAACAACATCAAGCCCGAGTGTGTCGTGGTCATTACTGACGGTTACTTGGAACACAACATCACGTGGCATACATATATTCCCACCGTGTGGTTGGTGCTGGAGAATGAATCGTTTATACCACCGAAAGGTCGGCGCGTGAAAGTCAAGTCGTAAGGAGGCTGTTATGGAAGAAGCTATGTTAGACCCGAAGAGTACTGCACCGTTTTACCCGAACATGATCAATGAAGAAGATCAGTTGTTATTTAAGAAGTCTTGGATGTGGCCCATGGTACTGACGTTTAACCATGAGGTAGGACTGTATGTATCAAGGATATTTGCGCGTGACATAAATAACGTCCCGAAGTCTTTTGACATGATTGATCATCAGGGCTTCAATGGCGTTCAAGTTGTTCAGTATCAAGATGGTGAAGAGACAAAGATCAAAGTCTATGTTAAATCCAATGCTGACTGTGATACCGAGCCGTATCTACTGTTTGACACCAACAACATTCGCTATGCGCTATCCAGAATCAAGAAGAACATGCAGGAGAGCAGTATTACTAATGAAGATGGCAGCTCACTGCAATGGGTCAAAGCTAGAGGCTGGCTGACAATTTCTAAGATTGTTCACAACTTGTTTTATAACTATATAAATACTCAAACGGAATTCGACAGTTTACATCACAAATACATGTGGACATCCAACAGCGGAACGATTGAGTACACAACCAAGCTGACGATGGGGGCGATTACCAAAGAGGATATTCCCACTGAAGTGAAGGGACGTATCGAAGCCGTGTATCAAGACTACTTAGAGAACATGGAGAAACAACAAAGGTATCTGGAGCAGACCGAGAGAATCTTTGGACGCGAGAAGTGGCTGGTGGGTTTCCCCGGCGAAGGCCAACAGGTACTGGTAGGTAGTATCAACACTTCAAAGATGATTAGCGAACTGAAGAAATGTATGGACACTGGCCAAGACTATAATTTTTCAGGAATGACCACCGAGTATCTGATGCGTAGATACAAGTCTATAGATCATGTAAGTTCCGATATCAAAGATTCGCTACAGGCAACCATGACGTTCAACAAGTATGCAATCGGTGCAAATCCTAAGATCCGATACAAAGATACCAAGAGCATCATTCCAGTTCTAGAAGATTCATGGAATACGTATGTACCATTCTATGAGATCAATGCGTGTGTGTTTAAACGCACAACATCGGAAGGGTATAGCTGGTACTTGTTTGATAGGAAGTAATCATGGCTTTCAAAGAATACTGGAAATGCTTTGAGGATAAAAAATGATAGACGACACAAGCCATATACTTGTTATCCATGTAATAAACGAAAACGAATACAGCATCGTCATGCCGCATAACCACGGTAACTTGAGATTGTTTTACAAGCTGGATAATTTGCCTGACGAACTAAAAACCAAAATTGCTTTGATCAAGGCGAGTGGTAAGCATGTGACTGATTCGTTTGAATACGAGCCAGTAGGCCGCATGTCGTTTGATGAGAAAATTTATTACGTGAGAGTAGCCAAGGATTACCCAGACAAACTTATGGAGATGTTCAATGACACCGGAAGCAAAAGTAAAAAAGAAAGTGAAAGAGTTCCTTAAATCTGTTGATGCTTATTACGTCATGCCCATTGGAACTGGCTTCGGAAATTCTGGTGCGCCAGATTTTATTGCTTGCGTAAGGGGAAGGTTTATTGGTATAGAGTGCAAGGCTAATGGCAATCGTGTCACTGCGCTTCAGCAAGACAATCTCGACAGGATTGAACAGAGCGGTGGCTACGCATTCGTAGTTGATGAAATCAACGTGACTGATGTCACGCAACGGATAAAGGAGATGTTCAAATGATAAGTGCTTACGACACAATGTTTTGGATGGTTGTAATCTCTACGATTACGTGTTCGGTGGCTATGATAGCGTATGCGATTGTTTGGATAATGGAGTTCACCCATGCAATCAAAAAGCGACGCATCAGAAACCAAGCGGTCAAATTCGCCATCGGACGTTTCTAAGAAAGCCAAGAAAAAGGGAGTGCATAAACACCCCCATCCTTGGAGAGTATTACCACCAGTGTGGGGTAAGAAATGAAAACCCAGATAGAAGGTTACTCAGATTTAGGAAGCCACTTGAAACGTGTCTTCGGATACATCGACGTGGAAGAGATTGTTTCCGGACAGTCATCCATCGCAAATACAGTTACGGAGGTTACTACAATGAACAATCAAGTTACTGATTCGACGGCATTTGAAATCGCCACACTCGCGCTCATGAATCAGCGCGTCTACAAACGTGAAGCAGAAGAATTGCGAACAAAGGTCTCTCTGCTTGAAGCGGAGATCATCAGGCTTAGGGCTGATAACAGCAAGCTGGCTACCGAGTCCTACGAAAAAGCTGGTGCGATAGACAAGCTGAACTGGCTGATTCAGAAGCAAGCGGCACGAATGGCTAAAGATGGAAATAAGTAATGGACAGGCATCCGTTTGAAGCATATCGCCCGTTGCTATGGATCCTACTATTGATGCTGTTCATAGAGGTTTACTGTTTCATATCATGGTGGACAAAATGAACGAAGCAGATTTCAAAATGCTGGCTGGCGAGTCTATCTTTGGCATAGCAGATGATCTGCTCAAGTCACAACGAGACATGATTGAGCGACAGAACGAATTAATTATTCGTTTGATGGATCGTATTGATTGGCTAGAGAAGTCACAGTCGATGTCCGCAGGGATCAAGGGGGCGCTATGACCGACGTGCTTATCTCAATCAAAGAACTTGAAGAGATGCGCCGCACGATTGATCAGTTGCGCGAACGATACGCAACGGATCTTGAAGCGTGGCGCGAGAACAATCGCTATCACGCGGCTGAGATCGAACGATTGAAAGAAA